CTGCCAGCGCTGCCAGCGCGCTGGGCGCGGCAAATGAGACACTGGACGCCTGCACCGCTGCCACTCAGGCGGCGAACCGGGCGGCGAACCTTGCCCCGAAAAAGGAGGAGCGCCGCCTGCTGATGCGTCTGCTGCGGGAAGCCGCCTATCAGACCAAGACCGCCGACACCCTGCTGGATCAGCTGAGCGGGGTATGGGCCGAGGTACCGGTGGGAGCGGTGACGCTGACCCGGGACAGCCTGACCCTGTATGCGGGGGAGCGGACGGCGCTGGGAGTCCGGATCAGCCCCGAGAATGCAACGGAGCAGACCGTGCTGTGGGAGAGCAGCGACGAGGCTGTGGCCGCTGTGGAGGACGGCGTCATTACGGCAAAGACCCCCGGCGGAGCGCGGATCGCGGCCCGGGCGGACGGATGCAGCGCAGAGTGCGCCGTGCTGGTAAAGCCGGCGGTGGAGCGGGTGAGCCTGAGCACCGATGCTCTGGCCCTGACGGCGGGTGAGACGGCGGTGCTGGACGCAGCCGCCGACCCGGAGGGCGACGTAGCGTGGCTGAGCAGCGACGAGACCGTGGCCGAGGTGAGCGACGGCACCGTGACAGCCAAGAAGCCGGGCGCTGCGGCCATCCTCGCGGCCAGCGGCGGGAAATACGCCTGCTGTGCCGTCCGGGTGCGGGAGGCCGAGGTGCCGGTAGAGGCTGTGACCCTGAGTCAGACCACCCTGACACTGAAGCCGGGGGAGACTGCGACCCTGACGGCCACAGTCAGCCCGGAGAGCGCTGATCAGGCTGTGGTGTGGTACAGCGCCGACCCGGAGACCGCCAGTGTGGCCGGGGGCGAGGTGGTGGCCATCTGCGCCGGAACAACGGAGATCGCGGCCATTGCGGGCGGCGTGAAGGCAGCGTGCAGCGTAACGGTGGCCGAGGACGGCCTGAGAGCCGCCAGCCTGATGCTGAGCGCCGGGACGCTGGAGCTGACGGAAGGCAAGACCGCGACCCTGACGGCCACGGTGCTGCCCACCAGCATCCCCCAGAGCAGCATCGCGTGGACCAGCTCCAACGAAGAGGCTGCCGTGGTGGACGGCGGCGTGGTGACGGCCCGCGCCGCCGGAGCGGCCATCATCCGGGCCAGCGTGGGCGGCAAGACGGCCAGCTGCACCGTGACCGTAAAGGCGGCGAGGGTGCCGGTGAGCAGCGTGACGCTGGACCGCAGCACCCTTGAGCTGAGCGTGGACGGCACGGCCCGGCTGACAGCTGCCGTGCGGCCCGAGAATGCCGACGACCGCACCGTGGTGTGGCAGAGCAGCCGGGAGGACGTGGCCACCGTGAGCGGCGGCATCGTGCGGGGCGTGGCCGAGGGCAGCGCGCTCATCAGCGCCACGGCAGGCGGCGCAAAGGCCGAATGCCGCGTAACGGTGAGCCAGGCGCTGGTGTGGTGCAGCGTGGTGAACCGGCTGAGCCACGTGACCACCGACCAGACTGCCGTCGTGGTGGCGAAGGGCCGGGCCTACAAAGCCGCCCTGACCGCCGAGAGCGGGTACACCCTGACCGAGGTGAACGTGAAGATGGGCAGCGAGGACATTACGAAAACGGCGTGGAATGCCGCCGAGGGCTGCGTGAACATCGAGGCCGTGACCGGAAATGTGGTCGTCACGGCAAAGGCGGAGGTAAAAGAATGAGTGAACCGATCTACAACAGCGCCGGTGAGGTGCTGTACCCGGGCCTTGCGGGCGACGGGGCCGGATACCGGGGAAGCCGCCTCGTGATCCTGACGCCGGAGAGCTGGGAGAAGGCAGAGGGAGCTTGGCCCCTGATGCAGGACGCACCGGTGCCGGAAGCAAAGACCGGCTATGCGGCGCTCGGCTCCTACCCAGACAACTACGGCGCAGCGGCGCAGGAAGCGGGATGCCCGGCCTACTGCGAGGCGCAGGACGGCTTTGTCCGCTTTTACGCCCGGGCGAAGCCCTCCGGAGACATCTGGGTGCAGGTAACGCTGCTGGGCAACGCGGGCGGAACTGTGGTGACAGGACTGGTGGCGGGGAGCGGCGTGAGGGTGGACCCCACCCTCACCGTCTCCGGCGCGGCGGCGGACGCGGCGGCCACCGGCGTGCGCATCAAGCTGTTGGAGATGGTGCATGGCACAGACGTAAACGGAATCAGCTTTGTTTCGGCCTTTGATACGATGGAGGGCGTAGAGCTGACGGGTGTGTGGAACAAGGCGGCGAGCCGGGTGGAGTTTTAAGAGGAAGGAGGATTTTAATGCAGATCAAAAACTTAGCCATTGGCGATGGCTTTGTATACCTGATGGAAGGCAGCACAAAAGTCAAGTTTTACGCGCTGTCCCACAACTACGAGTCGAGGCTGAACGGCAAGGGACGGACACTGTTTTGTAGAGAGAGTCCGGCGGGGAGTGGAACACATACTACGTCCGCAAAAGAGGATTACAGAGTCGATAGCAATAATGAAGACGCCTGGTACAAAAATACCTATGTGAATAAGTTTTCCGGCGAAGTACGAAAATTGATTGGTATGACAAAATATATCGGTCAATATGTTTATATGACTTATACGCAGAGCGGCAATCCGACTGGCAACGCAGAAATTGATAGTGAAACATACGAATCAAGCTTTTTTCCCCTTTCGACAGCAGAAGTCGCGCTAAGGGCCTTCGCCGATGGCTCTGCGCTTTCCTCAGCCGCAATCAGCAGGATCGCCAGCATTCAAACCCGCTACGGAAGCGGTATTTGGACGAGAAGTCCATCTAGGGTCCTTACGGGTACTAACTCGAAAGGCTCTCCGAAATACTACTATGCCAACAGCCAATACATATCCGGTGCAAGCGGCTCCAGTGTTACGACTGCCGAAGGCACTTACGGCAGTAGTTACGGCTACCTTCCCTGCTTCACCCTGCCGGAGACACTGTACATCGACAAAGACGGTTTCCCGACCGTGAACCAGCCGCCGGAAGTGACTTCCGATGTAGGCGAGAGCGGCGTGGCGCTGGGCGAGAAGAACGAGCCGTTTACTCTGCCCTACACCGTGACCGACGGCGACGGAGACCCCATGACCATCACCGAAAAGGTGAACGGTGTGGCGCTGGCCGTCCGCGAGAACGTGGCCTCCGGCACCGAACTCACAGTGAAGTGCCTGAGCGAGAAAGCCCTGTTCCAGCAGATCCTCAACGGGGAGAACACATTGGTGCTGAAAGCGGACGACGGAAAGACCTCGGCAGACTGGACCGCTACCTTTACCAAAAATGTGACAAGCGCCGTCCTCTCGCTGGCCCAGCCCCTGACGGCGAACGACACCATCACCGTGGCTGCGCTGACGCTCGAGGGCAGTTTCCCGGGAGACATGAGCCTGACCGTGGAGCTGAGCAACAACGCACGGGACGATGTTCCCGTATGGGAGAACTGCACCGACATCCAGAGCGGCGAGAGCCGGGCCTTTGTACACCACGTCTTTACCAACAAGACCGCCGCCAAGGGAGCGGCCTTTAACTACAAGGTGACGATCACCCGGGGAGCTTCCGGCGTCGGCGGCACTATCACCATGATCGGAGGTGTCATCGGATGAGTCTGCACAAGACAGAAAAGAGCCTGAAAGAGCTCCACAAGAAGCTGGAAGAGGAGCGGATGCTCAGAGAGCTGCCCGGCCTCGTGGCGGAGATCGAGGACGCCCTGTGTGAGCAGGATATGGCATCACAGGAGCGGCAGGCGGCTATCGAGGACTCGCTGTGCGAGCTGGACGCCGCTGTCAACAAATAAGGAGGACATCAAAATGGATAAAATCTGGGCAAACCGCCTGATCGCAGGCACTAAGGCTTGGGCAGAGATGCCCGCACGCCGCCGCCCCGGAGTCAAGCGGGAGCTGGCCAAGCGGGTGGCCGAGGGGGAGATCACCGCAGAACGGTACAAGGAGATCACGGGGGAGGACTACAATGAATAAGCTGCTGGAGCTTCTGGAAAAGCTGGTGCGGGCCATCTTTGGTCCGGGGGACAAGCAGGATGCCGAAGAGGTAAAGCCCGCACCGGAACCTCCCGAACCCCCCGGGGCAGAGGCTGTGACCGGCTGGCAGGGCGGGCCTCCCTACCGCTTTGTGGACGTGAGCCGCTATCAGGGCCTCATCGACTGGGCGCAGGTGGCAGCGGCGGGCTACAAGGGAGCAATGCTCAGGGCGGTGAGCACCAACCGCAAGCTCTCCAAGCGGG